ACAGCTTGTTTAACATTGGAAATGTCAGCCGAAACTTGTTGAACATTTCTGAAGTAAGCTTTTTCTTTTTCTGAAAGCTTTTTGGCTACTTTTCTACCGTTTACTGTTTTAAAATTTTTAGAATCAGGATCGTCTGGGAAAAATAAAGATCGATCACTTTCTTCAATATTTCTTCTTAAAATATTTCTACCCGCAGCTCCAATTTCAGATTCATAAAACCTAGATGCTTGTTTTAAAAATTTAGTAAAGAAGCTAACGTCAGTTTTTGATGACTCTTGTTGAATTTTATGATTTAGAATCATCAAGAATTTTTCCCGACCCCCTGGCTTTGCGTAGAATTCAGCAACAAGCCCAATTGACGCTTCCGGTAAATCTTTCTTTTGTTCAAATAAACCTCTTTCTCCTTCCGCTTTAGCTTTTGCAACAATTTTACTGGCTTGGAATAGCATTGCTTTGCCATCGCCGTCCATTAAGCTATTGTAGCCTTTAACAAATGATTCTTCAGCAATAGCGCTAACATTCCTTCTTTCTTTTAGCTTTTCGTTAAAAGCCTCAGCATTATCTGCAATAAAAGCGTCAATGCCCATTTCATAAGAGTCCGTAGCAATTTTTTGATTACTAATTGTTCCAGCAACCCACTTTTTAGCAGACGATACAAAAAAGTCGTCATCTGGGTCATCTATACCTAAAAGTCCCTTTGCTATTCTAGCTTGATTTACATCATTAGGTTCTCCCGCAATTTCACCAACAAATAATTTTCTCCTAAAGTTATTCCTTACTGCTTCTTGGCTACCTTCGCCAGTTAGCTTTAATACTTCGTCATACTTACCTTTAAGTCCTCTTTCTTCTAACTCTGACTCAAAGCTATCATCAGAAAAAAGCCTATTCCATTTAGGTATGTTTTTAGCAAAATTTAATTCTCTTCGTTCAGTGCCTGCATATTTTTGAGACGCAAACGGCTTAACACCTCTTGATTCGTTCCAAGTTTTATAAAGACCCAAAGCATCTTTAAGCTCTGTTTTTTTATCTTCAACAATCTGGTTAAATGGAGCTTCTGGATTGTCTAACAAATTAAACTGCTCAACCCATCCCATAGCTGATCTATCAGCCAAGACGGGATCAATGTCTTTGTTTTTGAAAAAACTGTCAGCTTCTTTAGGTGAAGTTGGTAAATCAATAATCATTTTGGTAAAACCGTGTTTCCTGCTCCTTCTAAAATTGAATCTAATCTTTTACTGTAATCTAATTCTTCTTTTATGATGTCTTGCGTCATGGCATCAATAGCTTGATTCATAAACTCTTTTCTTATTTGATCTGGTGTAGCATTTCTACCCTCGTCTGTCTTTGCCCACTCCTTCATTGACATTTCAGTAAGCTCTCTAGCAGCTTGCACTTCTAAAGCTTTTTTAGGGCTAAGTTGGTCTTCTCCCCTTTTTGGCTTACCAAACCCTCCTGCACCATCCCACGCTGAAACCATTTTTTCAATTTTTTGATTAATGTCTTCAGCTTTTGAAAGTTTCAAATTGCCATCATTCCATTTGGTTGGATCAAGAGCATACAACCTAGATCTTAAACCGCCAACGCCTTCTCTTTTCCCCATAGCATAAACTTCAGAAGCTATATTGTGATGCTTCCTGCCGTATTCGTCGCGAGAAATTTTCCCTTTTGAATACTGATCGTGCAAATCATTTAATGTATCAGTTATTTTTCTTTTTTCTTCGTAGCTAAGTGGCTTAGAGTTTTCCCAATTTGCCAAAACCTTCCTTGCCATTTGGCTAGATACATTTGGAGCAGCTTCCAGGTTTTTAACCAAATCGTTTTTTGTTTTAATTACGCCTATAGCCATAGCTCCTGATATTCTATCAATATCATTTGCTTCTAATTCCGCTTTACGTGTTTCCGCTTTCCTTTTGTAAGAAGCTCTGTCAGATTTAGACAATGCGGGAAGATCGTTTTCAAAATATTCTGAATTACCAGAAACTACTTGATCTTCATATTCTGCTATTCTTTTTTGTTCCTCAATCTTCATAAGGCCAGCTTTGACCTCGTCATTTCTCAACCCTAAATCTAATGCAGATTCTTCAAGGTTTCTTGCTGCACCATCAAAATCTCTATTTTGAAGCAATGCTGTTTGTCTATTTTGAAACTCGCCAGATAAAATTTGAACTTGAGCAAGTTGTGCGTCTCTAGCTACTCCTTGTAGCATCTTAGACTCGTAATTTGCAATCCTCATCTTTATTGAGTCTAGAGCCTCTGGCGCTAAGTTTTTTCCAGAAAGGCTGTCAATAAAATCATCAGAAGCTTGTTTTGTTTCATCAATCCAACTAGCTGGATTATTAACATCCAATTTTTGCTGATGGCTAGCCATGTGTCTCCCGTAAGCGCTTTCGTTATCAAGAATATCAAGCTTGTTTTGCCTATCTAATATTTTGATTTTAGCATCCAAGATCTCTTCCCCAACCATTCCAACAGCTTGCGCTATAGATTGCAGCCCAGAAGTAGAAGGGACTCCAACCCTAATTCCTGCTGCCTGCTCTGGAGGGACTGCTGGCCCTGTTAAATTTGGTAACTGTGGCATATCTTGCTGTTAATTATTTTGTTTTTGATCTTAAATCAAATTCTCGTCCAGAAATCCTAGCTGCACCTCCTATGAGCTGACCCATTGCTGTAGCTTGCGCGTTAGCTCTTGCTACTTTACCTTGATAAATCTGCATCTGAGCTTCGTTTCGCCTTGCTTTTTCTCTAAATGACATCTGCCTAGCTTCGTCTAAAATCTGTAATTCAAGTCTTGAAGTGGCCTCATCAAAGTAATCCGCGCTAGATCCCTGAGTCGTATCAAGTCCAGACTCTTGCATACGGAGTTTAATCGATGATAACGCTCTTTCGTTTTCAGTTCTCTTGCGAGCCATGCTTTCCGCCGAGGCCTCTGCCTCTTGCTCAGCCTGTCGCGCAATAACTCTCGCATTATACCTAGCAGACTGCATTGCCATCTGCCCTTGTTGAATTGATGCACCCGCTTTCATCGCGGTGCTTGTGGCCATAAGAGCCATTGATACTGGATCTAATCCCATAATCTTATATTGTTTGAACCATTTGCGCCATAGGTGGCCCGACTTGTGTGAAACCTGAGCGAGAACACTCCCTGACCATGCCTTTAGACTGAACAAAAGCGATCAGCTTGTTGACGCCTTCTGCCTTAGCTATCTTTTGTAACTCCTTAAATAAAGTGTCAGCAATCTTTCTGGACTTAGACACAGTTGAGTCAGGGCTAATAACCATAGCCTCAATAAACCCAAGCGCTCCTGTAACATACAAGAAACACGCCCCAACGGGTCTAGAATCGCTTTCTGCCACCAATCCTATACCAGACTCCAAATCAGACCTACTGGCCCTCAGAGAGCCGTGTGAGTCCCACCATTGGCAAAGCAATGGATAATGTTCTGGAAAGTAAGGTTTCAAGGTTAGCTGGTCTTCTCCCATTTGGTGATGATGTTACGGATAAATACGCCAAAAGGAATATCTGATTGATAAAAAACATTACCATCAAACGATCTTGGCAGAGTATTTCTGACTTCTAGCTTACCGCTGTAGAGTGCCGGCGATGATCCAAGGTCTGCATCAGACTGTCTTGGAGTAAGATCTGTAGGCTCCTTAGTGTCATCCGGTGAGTCTTTTGTCTGGATTCCGAGTGAGTTCATTACGTCAATCGTAATCTCTTTAACGCGCTTCTTGTCTCCAGAGGTCGTTCCTGACGCTGTAATGCCCTCTAACGGCATCGGCCATAGCTTAGCCTCAATAGGTAGGCCGCAAGTTGCCTTGCTAGCAGAAAAGTGTGGATTTGAATTTGAATCTACCACTAATGACGGATCGGTTTGCGTAGAATCACCTCCAGTGTATTCCAAAACACAAACAAAGTAAGTATAAGTTCCACTAGACAAAAACCTGACGCGATCCCCGACTTTGTATGAAGATGCGTTATTGAAATCATCATTAGTAATAGTAGGTATTGTAACAGACCCGCTGCTTACTGTTTTCTTACCAAAATAATCCCCGTCTAAAAGAATCTGTATTTCTTTACCTTCTAGGTGAGTTGATCCAGCAATAGTGGTGACATCAGTCGTAGAATTTGTAGAAATATTAGTGCCGGTAATCGTAGTTCCGCAATCGACATAGAACATATCGTCTTGTAGGCCGTCATCTTGGATTCTGATCTGATCGTTCTTTAACCTTTCAATGTAGCGCTTGGTGCTTCCGTTGATAGTTCTCTTAACTACAAAGTAGACCTCGTCTTCTTCTCCGGTAGCCGGAAGGATAGCAACTGACTCAATTGTCCCTCCTTGCGTTTTAAGGCGATACCAGCCCATTTTCTCCACTTCTGGATCAAACACTAAGCAAGCAGCGATACCCTCTCCTGTGACGGCGTAGAGCGTAGAAACACGGTTTAACTGAAACGCCATCTGCTTGACGCCACCTCTAGTTACGTGTTCAGCCTCTCTGGTCATATCAGCAGCAGCGTAAACGCCACGCTCATAATCGTTTGTTAGACCCCTAATAATCCTGCCTCCTAGCTGGACGTAAAACGTAAAGTCATCAACCTCCACCGGCTCTAGGTCAGCAGCGCCGCGACCGGCTTGTCTTGCCGAGCTGTTCTTGCCTGGCGCTAGAATAGACGAGCCGTCTTCACCGGTTAGGTTTCTTATCTGCGAGGATAGCCCTAGAAGCGTCTTTGACTGCTCAGACACCCATTGTATCGGATCTTGGTTGCCGGTCCTTAGAACGTCTTTAAATGGCTGCGAATCTTCTTGTATGCCGCGCTTAAAATTGTCCCATTTATCTACTTCGCTTCCCCAGATAGCTTGGTTGTCCGCCTTAGTAGAAGCAAAACAAAGCCGGTTGTTTTTAAAGAACACCTGACTTGGAAACCCTTTTCTATAATTCCACTCATTTTCTGACCAGTGTTTAGTTGCTGCCGTAGAATAAAGTGGCCTAGTTGTGCTTACATCAGCAGTGACTTGTGTCGGAGAAGTGTAACCAGTAACTGTAACTTCTCCTGACTTTTCAACATCGGCAGTTGTCCACGTCACTCTATGGTTTGTTCCGCTAGCAGTATTAAACAATACAACACGAAGCCAAATTGGATTGGCCGACTCATCACCTTCTCGGACGTAGTTATCAGAGCCAGCATAAGACGCCATTGAAAATCTAGTTATCCAGTTATTGTGCTGACCATCTTCTGATTCTTGAATACCCCATTCGCCATCCCATGACCCTTCTGTTCTAAACGACCACTCTCCTTCAATGTAAAACTTCATTACATCAGAAGTTGTCCCTAAAACCTCGGCAACTACACCAGGAGAGAAATATTGACTTAAATTAAGAGGATTTGTTTCAGTAGAAGTATCTGCGGGGTATGCTGTATGACAAGTGTAGTAAAAATATGTAGTGCTTCCCGTGGTAACACCGTGCCTAATTTCATCTCCTACTTGATAAGAAGTCGCGGGAGAAAAATCATTAGTGTTTTTAGATTCATTAATAGAGCTTTCTAATACAGTTCTGGGAACATAGTGAGAAATTTCAAAAGTGCTGCCATCGCCGTCATCCATGTCATCAGTAAACAAATTACTGGAAGATGTTAATGTTATACCTGTTCCTGTTGTTGCAGACGCGCTTATAGTGACATCTGTAAGGTTTTCGTCTTCAAACGGCTGGTTCTCAAACTCAAGCAGCGCAAAATCAAACGTAGTGTCAGATGTTCTGGTTAGCTTATAAGGAGCATAATTAGGTGAGGCGATATAGACGATGTCGTTTGTCGATGTCATTCTCAGGCTAAACACATCATCCTCAGTGTAGGGAGTTGTTTCAGTATCGCTTAATAACACCCCATTTCTCCAGAACCGTAAAATATTATGGCCAAACTCAAGAAGGTAGGACTCTTCGTTAGAAAACGTAAAGCTCTCAAGCCGAGTTTTCTTTGATGAGTCTTGGACCTCGCCAATGTATTCAGTTCCAGGTCGCTTTCTCGCGCCGCCAGGTATGGTCGGAGCAAAGTTCTCCATCGTTCTTAGCGATGTAGCGTATCGTGACAGCTCTACACGGCCAAGCATGAGCGGAGACCACTCACCATTAAAGTTAGACTGCAAAAACTCAGGCATTGTATCTTCCGCTTTCGGCGTGGTTTTCTTCAGATCTTTGGAGGAAATCAGAGTTTTCTCCTGATCGTGACTGTCTTGCATCGCTCAACCATGCGTCTTTGATGGCGTTATCGGCCATATTAGATAGATCGCCGGCCAGTCTGGACTCACCGAGGGGAATTGCTAGCTTTGATGCCAGCTTGATTGCTAAAGCCTTAACAAGAAGTGGTGACAGATCTGATGCGATCACTTCTTTGATGTAGACTAGTCCACAATGCTTGATGTTGCTAAGAATAAGCCCAGGCTCCTTCTCAAACTTGCGAATAGGAACTGGGTTTGGTGTAGGTGTGTCTTCTGAAAGCTCAAGCAAATCTAAGACCCTAAGACAGTCTTCTGGGATAATGTGAGCGTAAGACCACCCGAAATCTGGTGTTGCGCCGGATAGCGTCATTCTAGTTCTTTTCCGGCCTACTGACCACCTGTGCTTCTCCATGATCTCACGGAGCGTCTGGTCAAAGTGGAGCGAGACTTGCCGTGCCTCCTTGGTGTTTTCAGACATTGTTGCAATTGTCTGCTCTCCCAAATAGCCAAGCGCTTGGTTGGCGATGTCGATGTCGGTAATGATCTTGCTCATAAAAAGGAAAGGCCCGCCCGCCCCGAAAGACAGACGGACCCTTGGTTGTGGTTGCTATGGACTAGGACTCGTCGCAAGGAATCTCTACAACCTTGATTTCCTCAAGGCGAGTAGCTCCTGCTGCGGCAGTTCCGCGAAGCTGGGCGGCGTCATTGTAATCGTTACGCTCGCTAAGCTTGAACTTAGGATTCTGCCAAATATCAAGCGCGATACCTGACTTCACAAAAGCAAAGCAAGTGCGAACATTGGATGCGACTGCAAGGCGCTCGGTGCGGATGAAGTTGAAACCAAGGAACTGGTCAATCTCTCCGTTATAAAGAGCTTGGAGTTCTCCGGCGTAATCACTAGAAGTGATTTTAGCTTCATCATAAAGACCGCGAAGGGCTTTGGCGTTAAGCACAAGATAAGCCTCGTCACCGTCGATGTCTTGGCCAAAGACCTCGTTCTCTTCCATGAGCTGCTTAGCATCAAGGATTTTCTCAAGGTTCATTCCAGACCCATCGCCTCCAGTATCAACAGAAATAACTTGGCCGGTAGGAAGATCGGTGCTTACAGCGCCATTGTCACCGGTCTTTGAAGTTCCGGTAGCAGCGGCAATGATGAGATCATCCATCTTGCGGTTAAATCCTGCCTTAAACTCAAGGAAGGTTTGCGATGTGGGCTTTGACTGCTCTGCAAGCCATACTTCATCAAACTCGTCAAAATGCTTAACAGCCTGGAACTTCTCAGGGTAGTTAGCGCGCTTCTGAGTTTCGATTTCAGAGATTGCAGTTGCTGCAAGGCGGTTTGAGTTTGGACCACCAAGTGACGAAACGTCAATAGGCTTAATCTGGTCGCGGTAGTTCACCTCACCGGTGCAGTTGGAGTTGACGCTAACAGCGCCGCTAAGACGGCTATCGACCTGCTGAGCAAGACGACGCCACTGACTTTCAAATTTAGGCTGATACTGATCGATCAGCGCGAGTGTTGGACTAACTGGCATAATATTTTAAGGTTTAGGTTTTTGTTTTGGTTCACGAAAGCCGCTGTCTGTGAACGGAAACCTCTAAAATTGGGGCAGCTAATTGCTGGTAAGCCATGCGAGGGGCGTATGTAGGGCGGCCAAATTGGGGCTGTATAGACAGGTCTAGCAAGCTAGGTAAGCTGTCATGGATAGCCTTCTAAGCTAAAATATCAATTTAGTCAAACAAAAAGCCTCCCCCTCTGACATGACTAAGAGGAGGAGGCTCGGTGCTAGATGGGAAGAGAGAGACCACCTAGAAATTTGTTAAGCAATATCTCTCGCTTTTGCTAGCAAAGTATCAACGTGTTTGTGAACAGCATCGTCGCCGGCCATGAATTTAGCGTGCATTGGGTGCTGACTATCTTCCATGATTGCCTGAGCTGTTTCGGCTGGTCCTCGGAAGTCATCAACCTTGGCTGTCTGACCTGGGCCTCTATAGGAAGCCTCTGAGATCGCGTCGCTTAGGTGAGCAAACATCCTAGTAAGCTCTGGACTATCAATCTGAGATACTACCTGCTTGACGCCTTCAATTTGCTCCTGACTTAACCCAGCTTGGATTCCGAGCTTTTCGGCTGCAACAGTCGCTCCATTGATGCGGGCATCTGTCTCAGTTCCAAATGCCTCTAGAAGCTGTTGTTTACCGGCTTCCCGTCGCTCTTGGGCCTCTGCCTGCCATTGTTCTGCTTGTGCTGCTGCTGCTTCTTGAACAGCCGCTAATCCGGCAGTAATTGCTGGTCCTGGCGCTCCTGACTGGCTTAAAGCATCATCTACTGTAGTTGCCACCTCTTCAGTCCAGCCGGTAGCGTTCTGGAAGCTCTCAAAGTCTTCCGGCATCACTTGGTCTGCACTCTCTGGCACACCGGCAGCTTCACGGAATCGGCTCCAATCCTCATCGCTGGCGTCTGCTCCTGGGTAACTGACTGACTTTGCTCGCGCTGCCGTCTGGTTATCCTTGAGCATCTTGGCTAGATCAGATGGACTCTTGCCCTTAAAGTTCCGGTTAATGTAGTCAGCATCGACGCTGTCGTTCTTAAACCGGTCTCCGATCTCTTGAAACCTGCCATCCTCATCAAACATTCCTGTTGTGTCAAAGGTTGGCGGGGTTGATGGATCTGAGCCGTATTCTTCTGTAGGATCAGCTACGGCAGCACCGCCGCCAGCGTCTCCTCCTTCTTCGTTTCTAATCAATTCGTATTGTCTCATAGATTCTCTTCCGTAAATAGATCGCCATATTCGTCCTTGAACTGCTTCGCGCTCCAGTTCTCGCGTCTCCACTCAACTACCTGCTCTGATTTCCCGCCCATGCGTTTAGTAAAGTATTCTGCTGGAGCATCCTTTTTAGACCGTTTTGTCTTAGGCTTCTTAATAGAAACCTCAACCTCCGCTGGCGATGCGTCACCAATCAGGCTCTCTAGAGTCTCTCGGAACTTCTCCTGCTTGTGGTGAAGCCCTGTAACCTCGCCGTCTACAAGCGTGGCGATCTCTTTCATGTCGGTCTGTCGAATGAATTTGTCGCCAACTAATTTAAATAGTCTTGGATCAATCATCTGGGTTTCTTGGTTTTAGGTTCTCTAGTTCTATGATTACGTGACGGCCACCTTCGCGTAGTTTTGCGGATGTCTCGTTGTAGTCGTCCTCTGCTTTGAACACCGGCTGGTCGAATTGAAATTTTACTTTCATCCATTCCAACAGCGCGTCCCCTTCTGTAGTAGACAAGAGGGTCTTAACCACCTTCCCGTTATGTGTATGTCTGTCCATTATTGCATCATGCCTTGAAGCTTCTCAGGATCGACCTGGCTGGCGTCCTTGGCAGCGCTGGCAGCTTGTTGAGCCATCATCATTTGCTGCTGTTGAGCCATCTCTGCTGCGCGGGCTTCGCGCTGTTCGATCACCTGTTGAAGATTCTTAATGACATCCTCAGAAATGCCGTCATTGCGGGCGCTATCTCTGAGCATCTGGTCAAGGTCAAAGTTGTCGGCAAGCTCTGGAGCGATCTGAATCATTGGCATAATCCGCTCAATAGTGCGGTCAATAGCGTTGTTTTCGATCATCCTTATCGCTAGAGCGATGCGCGAGGTGAACTCAACCTTTGGAAGCGGCACGATACCGGCATTCATTGGGCCATCAGGGTAAAGCTTTACAGACTCAGGTGGGTCTGGGAACACTCCTTCATTAAACATAAGCAGGAACACGTTTTGGAAAATTGGTGTTAGCTCTGTAGTAATTTGGTTGAAATTAGGCAGGAAGCGACGAAGGGCAGCGTTTTCGATGCTAGCAACCTCTCTAGCTGTCATTTGCTTGTCCTTCTGGGCTACGGCCTCAAATAGCTGTGCATGGAAGAATCCACGAACCTGTTCTGTCACGTTCTCCATCAATACCATGCCGGCGTTAATGTCGTTGTAGAGTCTCATCTGCTCAGGCTTCATGCCGTTACGCTCATCAAAGACTGTCACGCCATTAGGCCGTGTTGAGATCTCATCCACCGAGTCTGATGGCACTAACCAAGGTGGCTTGACCTGTAGAGCTACGCCTTCATGCACATCTCTACGGAGCTTGTTCAGCTCTCTCATTGCCGGTAAAGCCTTGGAGGCTGGAGCTAAACCGTAGTTATAGTCATTCCAGATCTCAGCTCTTGGTGAAGCGAATGGATAGTAATCATATCCACCTTCCTCTAAAATCATTCTGTCTTCTTTACAGACGTAGATACTGGCAAACGGCTTGTTCTTAGCTTCGATCCCGTTCTTGTTCCGAGGGAAACACGCATGAATCACAGTGAACTGAGTCTTCTCGCCGCCCTTTTTCATATCATTTAGCGATGCCTTGGCCTTCTTGCCTAGATTATCCTCGCCAAACTTATCTGCCATTTCCGAGGCAGTCATAGTGAGCCACCGGTATTCGGTCCGAATGTCTCCTTCGCCATCCTTCTCAATAGCAAATGTGCCTAGACGGTCATAACAAAACTTGAGCAGCTTCTTGTTTCCTCTCTCAACATACAGTGATCCAGTGCCGCCACATCCCATATCGGTGACTACCGGCTTGATCGACTGGTAGAAATTACTGCGTCCGAGAGCAGTTAGTGCTAACTCAGAACATTTGTTATACCACTTACGGCCAGCATCATCGACCTCGTGGTCATCCTGGGGCGTGTAGATCATCCATTTCTCATTTGACGAGAATACCTCGGCTATCATGCCGTTGGAGTAGGTATCTAGACTCTCAATCCCTGTAGTGTCATACAGGCCAGAGAATCCGGTAACGTCAGGCGACTGGGGAGTTTGCGTGAATATATCAAGCTGTGGCTTAAAATACTTAGCGGTTAGATCCCAATGTGACTTGAAAGCATTAAGCTCACTCTCAAGTGACTCTGCCTTCCTGAGAATAGTGTCTACGTTCTCGTCGATCATTGTCCTTGAGCTGTCTTAGATCCCGTCGAGTAGTTTGGATTGACGGCTCCACCTCTAGTCGACTGAGCGTAGCTAGAATCCTTCATGCTCCGTTTACGCTTACGCTTAGCAATCTTTTTGGCTTCGGTGCGTCCAACGTCTGGCATGGCTGGGGCCGGCGGGGGAGGAGGTGGCTTTGGCGATAGAAATCCCATGAGCCTCTTTATCGTGTTTACGTAAATATGTCAACTATCTTTAAATATCAAGCAAGCGACACTTTAGTATCCAGACCCTGCATTGATGCGTGGTCTACGCCGGCGCTTAGCGTGTGATTGCTGATCAGTCAGCATATCGTGTAGCTCTGCCTCTGCAAGCATTGAGAATGCGTCAGATGGATGAGACTCCCAGCCGTGAGAGATCTTGTTTGTGATCCATCCCGTTCCATCGGTAGCTTCCTTGTAATGGAACTGGCTTAAAGCGTCCCTAAGATGCGTAGTTGGCTTGTCTCTAAACCAAATATTCGGGAACGCCTTCTTCGTCGCGTTAATCCGTAGCTCTTTGTCATGCGTTCTAGGGATTGTCTGGACGTTTGACAGGCCAGCCTTCCGTAGCTCCTCTGCAAACGTCAATCCATTAGGCTGTCTGGCCGCTGAGTCATGTGGAAGTAAGTGACCGCCATAGCTGAATCCTTTGGCCTGCATATGACCCACACGATCCTCTAGCGTCATGCCGGCTGATATGTCGCAGTCAATGACCGTTCTTCTCATGCCGTCGATCTGCCAATAAATGACGGCAGTGTTCTGTGGCGATCCGATGTCCCAGGTCGTCCATACCGGCCCGCGATTAGGCTCAAAGTCGCAAACATGACCTAGCCTCAGTGCTTCCTCTACCTCCTTGGCGTAAATCGTGCCAGGTATATCAGATGAAAACGAGCATTCAAACTCCCGTTCAAACACGCTAGCGTCTCTTGTAGCCTTCATCCTAGCTAACTGATCAGGCGGTATAAGGCCGCTATCAGAAGCCTTTAAACAAAGAGAAAACCACTCAGGATCTTTGAGCGAATGTTGATATATTCTCCAGAATAAATTTTTTCCTTTGGGAGTTCCAACGAACGTGGCCCACCCCTTATAATCAATCAAGCACGGCTCAATAACTGCTTCCCACGCATCGCTCTTAAAATCCCCCGCCTCATCGATGATACAACCATCAAAGTAGAGTCCCCTGCACCGCTCCACAGCCTCACCGGAATATAATCCAATCTCAGAGCCGTTCTGGAATCTAATCCAAAGCTCCGACTCGTTTTTAATGACGCCAGGTATCTGATGAGTAAAGGTTTTAAGGTAACTCCAAGCAATCTTCTTGGCCTGCGCTTGAGTAGGAGCAAAGTAAGCATACCTTAAAGGTGCAGACTTCATGCCTTTCCTTTTGTAGGTGTGGCATTTAAGGATGAGATCCTGCAAACACCCGAAGCTTTTACCGCCCCTTCGATGCACCACTAGACAAGCTCTGTCTTCTGTCCTCTGAAGGTATGGCCTGACCCAGTTACGAGGCTTCAGCGTTAATTTTGTCTTGTTCATCCAATGTCTCCACCAGCGCTTGAAACACCTTAATCTCGTTAAAGATTTTCAAAATTTGCTGTGTGTTCAGTTTAGGGTTATTAAGCTTATCCCTTAAAGAATCGCAATACATTTTTATCACCTGTTTTAGTAGATCTCTCATATTTGTTTTCTCTTATTTTTGGTTTGGTATGACCTCATAAAACCATTCCTGATTTCTGGAACGCTAAGTTTCGCAAAGGTTTCATCCCACCAAGCCATTCCTACGCCGCTGTTTTCGTCCAAATCAATGGACGCAAGCAAAACAATAAGTCTTTCGCCGTCAGCGTCCTCTTCAGCAAATGAACAGGCGTTGTAGAATCCTTCTGCCTCTAGGTAGCTCTCAACCTGGCCAAGCTTCTTGACCTCTTCAAATTTAAGATCACTCATCTTCTCCTCCAATTACGATCTCAATCTCGCCGGAGACCTCAACAGAGTGATCGTGCTTGTCTCTCCAGTCGTTCCTGAACCGGTTCTTCATCTGGAATATGTAACTAGTAGGATTAAAGCCATCAATTCCACCGAAGGTTGCCGTTCTTCCCTGTTTTTCCCACCAAGCTAAAGATTCTTCTTCGGCCCTTTTTATGGCGTCGGAAAACTCTGGCTTACCTTTACTCCACTCAAGCAATGTATCGCGACAGACGCCAAGCTGTGAGGCAATCTCAGCCTTTCCCATTCCAGCTTTACCGCAATCAACTACAGTTTCGCAGAACTCTGGTTTGTATTTTGTTGGACGCCCTCCTGCCATGCTAAAAATATAAACAAAAAAACCGATCTGAGCAACTTAATACTCAGACCGGTTGTTACACACTAATATGAATTAAACACAAAGCAGCAAGCTGCTGCCAAGGTTTTACCCAATTCTCACGTATCGTCAAATATTTTCTTACTGGTTTAACTATAAAAAGAGCGCCAACCCGAAGGTGGACGCTGCTTTAAATTTGACGCTTTAGAGTATCTAATTCTCACAAAGCGTCAAGGGGTTTTTACGGTTGCCCTCCGGCCCACGCCATAAGGACTAGAATGGCTACAAATATAGCTGACTGGATGATCTCTTGGATGTTCATATTATTAAAATTTGCTTGAAGCTTCGATTATTTCCTGGATGTCGGCAGGTTGCCCGTTTGTTGGGCAAACAAATCCTTCAGAGACCTCATCGTAAGTTAAGTCTTCCATGTCCCAAATCTCTCCACCTACCCAATAGAATTTGTCATCTGGGAGGTGATCCGCAAGAAACTCGACTGCTTCCGCTCTATCATTAAACTCATACCATTCATTAAAGGGTGATGAGCCTGACGTTGCGGAGTAGTATAATTTGGTATCATCGACCTTATACCATTCTGGCTTGTGTGCTTCCTGAGCGTAATTCATAATATATGTGCCTGTTAAAGGTTACAGTGATACTGACATATGCTCGTCAAGATCGCCTGTCTCGTTAAGTGTCTCAACGATTGGCCCGTATTTATCTGAGTCGAGATACAAGATTGTCTCCTTTTGAGTCTTGTGGGTCACCCAGCATAGTTTTGTCTGAGGGTGATAACAGACTTTGTCCCAGAGGTTAGCGTAGCCCAAGGTTTTCTCTAGATTAGCTAATTCGATAAATGCAACTTCAATTGGTAGTGTCTTCATGTCGGGGGGATACTGCCACCCCTAGAAACCAAAGTCAATAAGTATTTTAAACTTTTTTAGTTTTTTATTAACCTATCAATATGTCGGTGGCAAGAAGTGCATATAAACACAACATCTATCCAATGATCTTTCTCGTATCCATTGTGATGATGTGCCTCAACTCTACTTTTATCGCATCCGCATTTTGTGCATTTGCTCGGCCTTACAAGTTTACCCGTTTTCACCGCTCTTGCTACCGCATTATGTGCTGATTGCTGAAGCCGGTTACGCTGCCTTCTAGCTTGCTGGTTTTTTAAATATTGATCCTTATTGTCTTTGTAATGCTTCCTAGTGGCCTCTCTCTTGCATTGGACGCATTGAGACTGAACCCCAGTTGTTTTGGTCCTGTCTTTACTAAAGCTAGTAATAGGTAAGAACCTGGAACATTTATTACACTTTTTTGTTTCCATTTAAAACCAGGTTAACTTGTCTTGAGTAAGCGCGTATCCTTGGCCGTGGCCTAGATCAATGATGTTTTCTTCACGGACTAGCTGCTCCTTTGATGCCCATCCGATAAAGTCAACATCCAGGTCTCCAACTATTCCTAAAATATAAATATCAACATCGGGATTAACTTTCAGAGTAGATAGTAGCCTACCAGTTTTGTAGGTAGTTGATTTAACATCATACCGCTTTCCATTGAGGATACCGTCAGCGCTACCGCTTCTAGGTGTTAAACCAAGGTCTGGGAAAGTGTTGTAGCGTTTAGCAAATGCGTATTCTGCCATCACGCCCAGAACGTCTGCGCTAGCGCCGTCCTGTGTCCCAACTTTGGCATCTTTAACGCCTGAGTTCCTAGCAATCAGAGACCGCATTCTGCCTAAAATTTGACAGATTGCGATCTCGTCAGGGTTCAGTTCAACTTTTATAACGCTTAAAAGTTAAGTTCTTTTATAAGACCTCCCTCAATAGGTTCTTCGGGACTTTCGATTTCTAAATATCGAATATCCATCCAAGACTTCGGGATACGAAGAGGTTTAATATTTTCAGGCTCTCCAATCGCGCAATCAATATCTAACCAGGCTTGCCTTAGTGATTTAGCTTGAACTAAAGCATACCTAGCTCCAATTGCATCTTTTCCCCAATCAATTATGTAAGTTCTCATGTCTCTCTTCTGATTAGGATTTAGAACGGGATCTCGTCACCATCAGCAGTGCTGGCGTCTAGCGCCGCTGCTTTAGCCTTGTATGCCTCGCCAGGATCGTTTGTGGCCGGTGAAGCGCTCTCAATTCGCCATGCTACAAGGTTATTGAAAAATCTACCGTCATGCTCGCGGCCTCGGATATTGAAATGCACCGTGATCTCGTCGCCAACCTTAGCCTCGTCGATTTCTTTGATGCGATCTTTGACCAGTTCAAGTTTAATGAATTGATCAAATTTGCCGTCATCCACCTTTACCACGAACTCACGCTTGGTGAATCCAGAGTTAAATGTCTGCGTATCCCCCAGAACGTGGAGGCTTCCTGTTAGTTTCATGCTTTCGCTCATTGTTTATTTTGGTTATTGATTCGCCTAGCTAATTCTGCTGGATCGTAATCCGGCGCTGCCGCTAAGCATGGGCAGTCTGAAGTATTTCGGACGCAATAAGAAAAGGTAGCGCCTGGGTCATATCTGAATCGTGGGTATCCATCACATTTAACGCAGGGTTTTAACGAGGCATAAGCCTCCCTGATCTCTCTATCCACGTTTTATATGATGAGTTAACCTAGCGACTTGTCCATCAGAATTGTGATGAATAAAAGCTTCCACGCACCTTGGGACTCCGACGTATCCTTTTTTGTGATGCCAAGAATCAGTGCCAGATGGTGACCTGATATGCTCCGCTGTCACTCCTATGTAATCTTTGGCAGTCTGCCATTTAGTCACAGATCGGTGATGCAGGTGATGTAAGTAAATCGTCCTGTGCTTGGTAGCTGCCCACATCTCTGGCTCTTCTTGGGCCATGAGCAATGGCGTATCTGCCAATTTCGCTCCATCCCCGTGGCTAAATCCGAGCATATTTGATCCGAAACGTACGTATTTACGATGATTTACCGAAACATCAAAAGTGACGTTTTTGCTTTTTCTAAAATAAGCTTTGAGTGTTTGGGCCAACATCCAACCCGCGACCATATCGTGGTTACTGGGACAATGGATAACCGTGACGTTAGCGTAAGGTAGCAGCCTCTCAATCGCCCTGACCAAAAGATCTTTGCATTGAATGAACGACTGCCACCATAAACCATCCATGTCTTGGGGCGTTCCGGCACTGGTAACTGGGCGATGGCTGTCGATATGTAAGCAATCGTTACCGATAACCATGTAAACCTGGTCAATCTCCCAGCCTTGGGACATTCGCAGAAGGTCATCGATCCCGCGATCCACGCAAGCAACGGCCTCTTTTACGTTGTAGTTGCTGCCGGTTTCTTCCTCAACAGCTAACTTCCCTACATGAATATCTGACGGATCAAGTATGAGGCAGTGGGGATCTTTGATTTTTTTGCGTTTAAACGCCTTAAACTTTGGCGAGTATTTCCGTAGATCTGCCAGCACCGGCTCAAATAACTCATCTAGGCTAAGGTTCTCAGCTTTGGAGAAAAGGCTAATCCTCTTTGATTTATACCAGAAATGCTTAACCGAGCTTGGCGATATGCCGGCCTCGTCACACTCCTCCATAAGCGCTGTCATCGCGCCGCCGGATCTTAGGCGCTTTAACACCTGCATTTCATCTTCTGTCAATCGTGGTCTAGGCATTGGTCAATTCCATAATGTTAATATGTCCGAACCTTTTGGTGGCATAAAGGACAGTCCCGTGGTCTTTTTTCCTAAAAATTTCTGCTATCTTCGGTGTTGAGAATGTTGTGTGTCTCCGAATCAGCGCCATCGCCATCATTCTTGGGTGCGCTATTCTGTTAGTTCGCGTATTGCTTAAGATTTCTTTACTAGTCAAGCTGTATTTATCGCAGATACAATGAATAATAGCTGTAGCGGTATCAATGTTTTCTTTCTCGCTCATTTATTTCGGTAGGATTTCCAGTTACAATTCACCACTCCGCCGGTCTCCTCGGCTCTTGACCAGATCGATCTTCCGACCGCTGCCGCTGCCTCAGTTGGCTTGTGATTTGTGATGATCACAGTCGCTAAAAGGTTGTCGTAACGATGGTCAATAAGGTTTGTTAGCGTTCTCTGCTCCCAGTCAGTGCCAGCTAGCTCAGACCATTCGTCTAGAATGAGAAGTGATACTTTCTTGGCCTGCTGGAGTGTCTCACGCGCCTTTCCTTTTAACTGACGATCATCTTCAAACTGTTGTTTAATGATTCCTAAAAGATCGTGAGACTTAAAATATCGGCTTCCTTGGTCACGCTTAGCAGCCATTTCCGCCCACTTTGTAGCGATTTGGGTTTTACCTGGTCCTCTGTCACCGCAAAGGATGAGCAGGCAGTCACCGCCTATTACTCGCTCCTCTAGCTCCAGCGCCTTGCCTAGCCCATCACCGTGCATCTGCATCAAATTTGCAATGTGACGAGATGGGAATCCCCACTTTGCTAGCCAGGTTTTGATTTCATTATAATTCAACGACATAGATTCCGTCTCCTTCCGTTTTGGTTGTTGAGGTTTCTGGCAAGTCCTGCCATCTCATTCTCTTGATCCAAAGGTGAAGACCCTGCTGGTATTCTCCATCCTCTTTTGTCCAGTGATCACACTGCTTCCAAGCTTCAATCGCGGCCAGTAGCTCTTCTAGCGTAGGCTGATCTGGCTTCTTGATTTTTTTCCATTCATCCCAGACCTGTTTTTTCGATGAGCGTTGTCTGGATAGTTTTGGAGCTAGTTCCCATAATTGAGATAAAATCTGTTTATCGTCCACTTGTGGACAAAAGACTTCTCCTTCTCCTTCTCCTTCTCCTTCTCCTTTAACAATTCCAGAATTATCTGGCACGGAGGTGGCAGAAGGGCGGCATGGAGGTGGCACGGAGGTGGCAGATTGTTGAGTTATCAATGAAATCC